CAAAGCGTCCGCCTTTTCCCCAATGGGGGGTCAGGGGGGTTTCCCCCCTTGCGTTTAGGAATCCATACATTAATTCATGTTGTAATATATGGAAAAATATATTATTCATTCCGGTATTATTGCCTTTATCTACTTATTAATGAAATTTGTTGAAATGCGCATTACAAAAAAAGAAACGAAACCCATAAAAGAACTTATTCGTGATACACTTATTGTCTATTTAAGCGCAATGGTGGGCCTCTATATTATAAATGATTTTATGCCAACTACATCATCTGTTGTAAAAACAGTAACCAATGTATTCACGGATGCCCCAGGGTTTTAATTTTACTTCGAATCCGAAGTCCCTTTAGGTAATATATGAAAAATTGCAAAAAATTGAATTGCTTTTTCATATATTATAGATTAGTAACTCTCAGTCCAAACCAACCAACCAACCAACTAACCAAGCAAGCAAACAGAATGTCTTACAACAGTATTGACCAAACCCTTTCATTGATGATTCCGCGTGTCTTTCCTAAGTGGACAGACGAACAGAAAATCATCGATGTGTTCCATCAGCAGCAGCTCGGCCGTGTATACAAGGTAAGTATTATTCGGCAACCCGACAGTAAGAAACTCAACTATCCAATTTATCAGGCCTTTGTCTATTTCAGCTCGTGGTATGAGAATGCGATTGCTTATCATTTTCAGCAACGCATTTTCGGGGAGAAAGCACAAGCTCGTGTTGTCTACGATGACCCGTGGTATTGGGTGGCCTTTGAAAATACCAAGTGCCGTTTAAGCAATAATGATAAACGCATTATGCGTGTCGGCTATCAGACCTATGTGGCGGAGCAGTATATGCTCGAACAGGACGACCGTATTCGCCGGTTGGAAAATATAATTAGTGAGCGTGTGTCTACGCCAGATAGAGCACCTATGCCGCAGCGCCCTGTGCCGCAGCGCCCTGTGCCGCAGCGCCCTGTGCCTGTGCCCGCTGAGCTTGTTGTGCCTGTGAAGAGCGAGCCCCATTTGATTTGGCAAAATCTATCCGAAAAGTTTGCGATGGATATGCTTGGTGATGAACTCCAGCTCACCGAAACTGCGATGAATGTGGCCGAAGCCGCACTGCTTGAACCCGCCCTGCTTGAACCCGCCCTGCTTGAACCCGCCCTGCTTGAACCCGCTCTGCTTGAACCCGCTCTGCTTGAACCCGCCCTGCTTGAACCCGCTCTGCTTGATACATATATCTCCGACAATATAATAAGCCGCGAATGGGCTCAATGCGGTGGTTCGCCGTGGATTCAAACGCAACTGACTAACGCAGCCGCTGAAATGCTTGGCGATGAACTCCAGCTGACTGAAACCGCCATTGATGTCGCCGAAAGAGCCCTGACAGAACTCGCTCCGCTTTCATACGAATACGACGAGGGCTTGGAAGACTACTACCCTACTAAAGAAGAGTACGACCACGAGGACGTGGAAGACTACTACCCTCCCGAAGAAGAATTCTATCGCGGAGGCAACCAATGGGAGGACGATGATTACGACTATTAAAAAAAATATATAAAAAAATTATATGTGTATGAAATAAATTATATATGAAATAAATTATAAAAAAAATAAAGGGTTCTCTAGAACTTTTTATTTTTTTATTCACATATGGAATGGTTTCACATATAGCTCGGAATTGCATCCAAATCCATTACTTCCTTCATCTTTTTCATCACTTCTTTCTTCGGCACAATGTATTTATCAAAATACGGATTACTCAACACCACTGCGGGGACGTGTTTATTCACTGTGCGAGCAATCATTTTATACAATTTAAAATCGGGATAGCGTTCATCCCCATTCTTTTTATAAAGAATATTCCGCCCTTTATCATCTATCACCCAGTCCAGCATTAGTTGCACGATTTTCGTTTTGGGTTCATCCAATAAATAATCGTATAAAGCACAACCGAGCCGACATAAATCAAAACTATAATTCGGTTCTAAGCGTGGTTTTTTGTCATTAAAATACGGGTCGCAATTGTACTGCGTGGCTGCGTCACCTTCGGAGTGATAACTGTCGCTACATAGCAATTGACCACGAAATTTATAAATAGCTCGACCATAATCTATAATTTTGAATAATCGACCAAACGTCGGCACCTTGTAATAGACATGATTTAATTTATAATAAAGGAATTTCTTATCCGTTTCAATATACATCACATTATTCGTATGCAAATCATTATGTGTAAGACCAAAGACGTTTTGATAGGTAATCAGACTGAATAAAATTTGTAGGACAATCGAATCCCACATTTCTGTTGTAATTTTTTCTTGTGACATAAAATCATCTAAGGTTGTTTCACAATGTTCTAAGGCAATCACCTGGACTGGAAATTTCTTTATTTTTGCCATCAACGTTTCTTCTTCTAGGAATTCAGACTCATCTCCTGAGGAGGATTCATCTTCATCTCCTGAGGAGGTTGATTCATCGTCATCGTCATCATCTCCTGAGGAGGAAGAATCATCCCCGCTATCTCCTGTAGTGTCGCCGGCGGATGTATTCGATGAACGCGACGAACAAGAACTATGATTTGATTTCGTATGATTTTTTTCCATCTCGGGCATTTCCAAATCGGTTAATTCAATGGCGACCAATATGGATTCTTCTTTTTTTATTTCACTTTCACTTTCACTTAGAATAACCGTCGAATCCAGTTCATTTATTTCAGTAAATTGCAATATGATTTTATCTTCCTTCTCTGTATCTGTATCTGTATCTGTAAATTTCAACTTTTTCTTGTAATTCCGTGTATCACTATTCAATCCATCTGTGTCATATTCTTCCAATTCATATAAAATTTTATCATTCTTCTTGAAAAATCCCGAATCATTTAAATATTCAATATCATCTATAATATTAATTCGAAAATCGGTTTTCACTGCTAAGAATGAACCATAAAAATCCATACCATGAACAAACCCATAGTCATGCAGTAATTTACTGGATAGATAAGTAAAAAAACTATCAACATAAGCTGAATTATTGTAATCTCTCGTTTTCTTATTACTCTCGCTTGATTCAAATGTTGGCAAGTTTAGCAAAGTCGCATCGGTCGTGTCATATTTCCCAAGCAAATATTTAATTGGGTCTAATAAAGGACTAAATTTTAAGAATACTTTTCTAATATCTTTTGTCTCTTTTGCATCTGTGTTTTTAAGTTGGCCTTTAAAAATATTATTGTCTTCTTGTGTTAAAATTTCATGTAATTTCCACTTATGATTTAACATAATAGAATTCGAATTCGCTTTCGTCAGAGCAAAAAAAGTATTATAAAGTGGGATATAATTTTGTGATTGTATGATTCCAAAGGAAGGATTTTCTTCTAAACTTTTGAATAGTTTGCGATTATCGTCTTTTTTATAAGTAAAGTCGATTTTGCTTCCAGCGTCGATTTTGCTTCCAGCGTCGATTTTGCTTCCAGCATCGATTTTGCTTCCAGCATCGATTTTGCCTCCAGCGTCCATTTTGCCTCCAGCGTCCATTATTAGTTGTAATATATATAAAATATTAGTTTTTTAACTCATTGTAACTAATATAACTATATGCGGTCATTCATATTGATTATTATATATTAAATAGTAAATAGTAATGACGTTGGAATTGAAAAAATTTGATATGCGCCATATTAGTTTCAAACCCGATGAAAATAAAGGTCCTGTCGTTGTTTTAATCGGTCGGCGTGATACGGGTAAAAGTTATTTAGTGAGAGATTTGCTTTTCTATCATCAAGATATTCCCATCGGGACGGTTATTTCTGGGACTGAAGCTGGTAACGGTTTTTATAGTGCACACGTCCCCAAGCTTTTTATTCACGAAGAATACAACATATCGATTATTGAAAATATTCTCAAGCGGCAAAAGACCGTCTTAAAACAAGTGAAAAAAGAACTAGAACAGTTCAAACGCTGTAATATTGACCCACGTGCTTTCGTTATTTTAGATGATTGTTTGTATGATGCGACTTGGACACGTGATAAAATGATGCGGCTCCTTTTTATGAACGGGCGGCACTGGAAAATCATGCTTATTATTACCATGCAGTATCCTTTAGGTATTCCACCGAATTTGCGAACGAATATTGATTATGTGTTTATTTTGCGTGAGCCTTATATCGCGAATCGGAAACGCATCTGGGAGAATTACGCTGGTATGTTTCCAACATTTGAATCCTTTTGCCAAGTCATGGACCAATGTACAGAGAACTTTGAATGCTTGGTGATTAACAACAATTCCAAATCGAATAAACTGCATGACCAAATCTTCTGGTATAAGGCCGAACACCATGCAGATTTCAAATTGGGTTCGAAGGAATTCTGGGAATTGTCCAAAGATTTACAATCTGACGATGAGGATGCAGCATATGACCCAGGTAGTGTGAAAAAACGGGGACAAGGTCCGAAGATTAGTGTGAAGAAGACCACGAAGTGGTAGGGGGGCACCCCCTGACCCCCACTGGATTGTGTTGTGCGGACGCATGGGGCGGACGCATGGGGCGGACGCATGGGGCGGACGCATGGGGCGGACGCATGGGGCGGACGCATGGGGCGGACGCATG